CCTGTCCGGGCTTGGGCAGGCTGTGAGGTACGTCCAGGAGAGGCGCTCTGGCGCCTTGGTTGAAGATTGGGCTGGCTGGTGGACACCAGACCTCGCCTCCCAATCGGATGCCAAGGTGGCTCGTGCGTTCCTGCTGGAACACGTCGACGGGGCAACCATCGCGTCGTCCGGCCACGTCCGTTGGGACGTGAGCAAGGGTGTGGCAGAGGCAGGGAAGTCGACCCTTTGGGTCGACTTGTGCCTGCCCGGGTCGCCAGAGCGGATCAGGGTCGCACCTGGTCTGCTGGCCTACCTCTCTGCCCACGTCGTGTTCCGGGAGCGGTCCGTTGAGCTGCTGCATGGTTTGCGTTCGCGCGCCTTGCAGTGGGCCCGTCAGCGTGACTGCCCCTGGGAGCACCTAGCACTCGTCTTGCCCGGTACACTCGCGGTAGCTTCTTTGCTATCGGTACAGGAGCAGGCGGCTGTGAGGGTACTCACGACGCGGGCAGCGGGGTGGGCAGCTAGCACTTCCGCTGCCGTGAAGTCCGGCCAGTTCTCCCTCGAGCGGGGGCGCTGGCGCTGGTTCACTGCGCAGGCGAGGAAGTGGGCTCGCGGCCTTAATGACGCCACGCTTGAGCTTCCGTTCTCGCGGCCGTTGTTGGGCGATGTGGTTTGGCCACGCGGTTAGCGTTGTGGCTCCGTCTCCAGGGGTGTCTGCGTTGGTTGGGCTCCGGCCCGGCCTCTCGCTCCCTCGGCATCCCTGCGCGTACCTGACGGGGTGCACTACGCCTGCGAGGTCAAACCGGGGAGGATGTTTCGGGTCCACGTCCCTCCGTGGGAGGACACTTGGGCTCCGCTGGTGCACGCCCCTTGCGTGCATAACGAGGTGGCGGCTTTGGAGCTGCGGATGCTGGCCCCGCTTGTCCAGGTCCCGTTGGGACCTGGCCCGCTACGGTTCTTTGAACGGTTGCGGTTGCTGTGCCGGTCCTATCCGGGGAAGAAGCTGTCACCACACGTGGTGGTGGAATCGTATTCTGGCCCTCTGCGGGACAGGTACGAGCGCGCTCGGCTGCTCTTGCTCGAGGGGGGACGTCCCAGCCCCTTCGATGCTAAGATCTCGGCCTTCGTTAAGCGCGAGAAAACCTCTCCAAGCGGCAAGGTCTGGAAACCTCGCTTGATCTGTGGACGTCAGCCTGTCTTCAATTTGGCCCTCGCTTGTTACCTTAAGCCACTGGAGGAGTGGCTTTGGGGCCGGTTGCGGTCGCAGGTTGGATGGGGGGTGATTCCCAGTCGCGTGGTTGGCAAGGGGCTTTCGCCAGCACGGCGTGCTGCTCTCATCGTGAGAAAGTGGGAGCAGTTCGGGGACCCTGCAGCCTTTGAGGTCGACGCGGCT